CGCCAAGTGCTGCGTGATGACCAGGTTGCAGGCGTGTTCCAGCAGCGTCAGTTGGCCATTACCAGTAAGGAATGGGGTGTTGAGCCCGGAGGCAAGACCAGGCGTGATCAGGCGGCTGCGGATTTTATGACCGAGCAGCTCAATAACATTGGCTGGGACCGTGTCACCGGCAAGATGATGTTCGGTGTGTTCTATGGCTTTGCTGTGGCAGAAGCTCTTTGGGCACGCGATGGCCGGTTCATTACCATGGATGCCATCAAGGTGCGCGATCGCCAGCGCTTCGGCTTTGATGGTGCCATGCGGCTGCGCATGAAGACCTACAGCAACCCGGAAGGCGAGCTGCTGCCTGATCGCAAGTTCTGGGCCTTCAGCACAGGCGCCGACCATGACGATGAACCCTATGGTCTGGGGTTGGCCCATTGGCTGTACTGGCCGGTGTTGTTCAAGCGCAACGGTATCAAGTTCTGGCTGATCTTCCTGGAGAAATTCGGCCAGCCAACCGCCAAAGGGACCTATGGCAGCAATGCGCTCCCCGAGGAAAAGAACCGGCTACTGCAGGCGCTTTCCGCCATCAATACCGACTCTGGCCTGATCGTGCCTGAGGGTATGCAGATTGAGTTACTGGAAGCGGCCCGCAGCGGGTCTGCGGATTATGTGTCACTGGTCGACCGTATGGATCGCGCCATTGCCAAGGTCGTCATGGGTCAGGTGGCCAGTTCAGAAGGTACGCCGGGCCGGTTGGGCAATGATGACCTGCAAGGCGATGTGCGTGATGACCTGGTTAAAGCCGATGCTGACCTGGTATGTGAATCCTTCAACCGCACCATTGCACGCTGGCTGACCGAGTGGAACTTTCCGGGCGCGGCTTTACCACGGGTGTACCGCAAAGTGGCTCAGGATGAGGACCTCAACCAGCGAGCGGAGCGGGACAACATCGTTAAAGGCATGGGCTTCAAACCGACGTTGGGGTATATCCAAGACAACTACGGCGAGGGCTGGGTTGAGGATAAACCCGATACCCCACCGGTACCGCCACAGCCAGCCCAACTGCCCGCAAGCTTTGCTGAGGCCGTTGGTCAACCGCCAGCACAGATGATGGGCGCGACGCACAGAGCTGTGGCGCCCAGTGTCAGCGCCTGGGTCAATCAGGTCCGAGACTTTGCTGACCAGGTGCAGAGTTTGGAAGAGCTGCGCGATCGTTTGCTGGAGCTGTACCCGGCCATGACGCTGGACCAGTACGCGGCCGCCATGGCACAGGCCGGATCGGCGGCCTTTCTGGCAGGCCGTAACGAAGTGGTTGAGGAGCAGACCTGATGCCCAGCGTGTCCTATGGCTCGGTGCCGTTCCCGCAGCAGATCGACTTTATTCGGCAGAAGCTGAACATCCCGACGCGCCACTGGACCGATATCTACACCCAAGAACATGACTGGGCGTTTATGGTGGCCGGCGCCAACCGCGATGCGATCGTGGGCGACTTCCGCGAGTCCATCGAGCGCATAATCGCAGACGGCGGCACCCTGGAAGAGTTTCGCAAGGATTTTGACAACATCGTTGCAAAACACGGTTGGGATTATAACGGCGGTCGCAACTGGCGTAGCCGTGTGATCTACGAGACCAACCTGTTCAGCAGCTACAACGCGGGCCGGTTCGCGCAGTTGTGGAATGACCGCGACACACTGCCGTACTGGCAATACCACCATAACGATTCCGTTACCCACCCGCGTGAGCATCACCTGGCATGGGATAACCTCGTCCTGCGGGCCGATAATCCCTGGTGGAAGGCTCACTTCCCGCCGGGTGGCTGGGGTTGCCAGTGCTATGTCACCGGCCTGTCGGAGTATGACATCCAGCAACAACAGCTAAAGTTGGGCGATGCCCCGGCTGAGAACTGGCAGACGGTCGAGATCGGCCAGCGCAGCCCCAGCGGCCCCCGCACCGTACGGGTGCCCGAGGGGATCGATCCCGGCTTTGAGTACACCCCCGGCCGTGCCCGTTTGCAGAGTGCTATTCCGCCTGAGCGCCCTGAGCCGCCGATCTCTGGCTCGACCGGTGGCCAGGGTTTGCCCAATACTCGCCCCAATGCGCCATTGCCTGAGCCACGTCCGGCCAACCCGGACCAGCTGCTGCCCGAAGGGTTGACGCAGGAAGAATACGCCCGTGCCTTCCTGCAACCGTTTGGAGCTGACCTGGATAGCCCTGTTGTATTCCGTGACGTGATTGATGAGCGCCTGGTGATGGGTAAGGATCTGTTTACCGATCGCCGCACTGGCGCTTTGAAAGCCGACAAACGTGGCCGTGGTCGCTACTTGCCGCTGCTAGCCGAAGCCGTGATCGATCCGGATGAGATCTGGGTCCGCCTGGAATGGCACCATGCCCAGAAGAAAGCCATTGTTCGCCGCCGCTATATTGCCCAGTTCAGCCTGCCGAATCAGATCTTGCCGGCGTTGGCCGTGTTCGAGATTGCAGCCGATGGGTGGAGCGGGATCACCGTTTTCCAGCCCGATGCCCATGACATCGACGATATGCGGGTGGGTGTCAGATTGTACAGCAGAGATGAGGAGTGACCGCAGGCCGGCACCTGCGGTCCCGCGATGCTTGGCGGCCCAATTGCCGGGGGCGTATTCATCGCGGTTAACCTAATTATAGGAGAAAACCATGGCCGGTGCGCGTATCGATATCGAGCTAAACAACCAGTCTGCCAGTCGTTCATTAACCACTGCGCTGGAGGCGTTGGAGAACCCACGGCCGTTGCTGGCCAACATTCGTGAACATCTCACCCGTATCCACCGTCAGCGCTTCAGTGATCAGCGTGCGCCCGATGGGACGCCTTGGGCACCACTTTCGCCTCGGTACCGAGAGCGTAAGAAGCAGAACTCTGACAAGACTCTGGTGCTGCGCGGATACCTGATGAATACCCTTCGCGGTGTGCTCGATGACGAAGGTCTGGCTTTCGGTACCGACCGTCCCTATGGCGCGGTGCATCAGTTTGGCGCCGAGATCCAACACCAGGCACGGGATACCACCCTGTACTTCAAGCGCAATCGGGACGGGTCGGTCGGCAGCCGGTTCGTTAAACCTGGTAAATCCGACTTCGCCCAAAACGCGAACATCGGTGCGCACAAAACCAAGATCCCGGCACGCCCCTGGTTGGGAACCAGTGATGAGGATAACAACGACCTGCTGGCCATGGCGCGTGATTACCTCGCCAGGGCGGTATCCAGTCGATAATACCACCGACCGCCTGAGCGCCTCTCTAAGCCCCTGACAGGCGCACAGGGCTACAACCACTGCCACCAGCCCTCAAAAAAGCCGCCACAAGGCCCTTTTCGCTTTTATAAAAAGGATTGCGTGCCAGTCCTGACCTGCATTTGCTGTTCCAGAGCTGAAACACCCCGTCTGCAAGTTTTGCCCCCGTTCAAATTACACGGTCTGCATGCGCTTATAGGCTGAACTCATTGGCAACTGCCACACCGATAAAACGAGTTCAACCAACTAAGCCGGAGTAGCCATGTGAGTGCACTCGAAATCTTTAAGGCTGGCAATCACACCACTGTAAGTGGCCAGAAACTGACATTCAGCGAGGCGGACCTTCAAGCTTCAGTCGAGGCTTATGATCCGGCTTTGTTCGCGGCCCCGTTGGTTGTGGGTCACCCAGATCTGAATGACCCCGCATACGGTTGGGTAAAAGCGGTGTCGTTGAATGGCGAGGTTATGCGGGCCGAACCTGAACAGGTCGAATCCCAGTTTGCTGAAATGGTGAACGATGGCCGCTTTCCCCGCATCAGTGCGTCTTTCTACCACCCCAGCTCACCCCAGAATCCCAAGCCCGGCGTGTGGTACCTGCGCCATGTCGGGTTTCTGGGTGCCCAGGCTCCATCCGTTAAGGGGTTGAAGCCCGCCAGCTTTGCCGCCGGCGACGCTGACCAGATTGTAACGGTGGAGTTTGCAGCCCCCGGAACGACTGCCGGCTCTTGGGCGCTGACACGTTTTATGCGTGGTGTGCGGGAGTACCTGCTGGAAAGTCGCGATTCAGAAGTGGCCGACAAGGTCATTCCCGATTGGGTGATTACCTCTTATGAAGAAGCCGCCCGAGAAACCGAGGTCGAGGGGCCTGTCTCCCAGGCCGCATTTGCACAACCCGAGGAGGAAAGTATGGCTTTGAAACCAACAGCTGATTTTGCAGAACGTGAAACGGCATTGCAGTCCCGTGAAGCCGATCTGGCCGAGCGTGAACGAAAGATCAAAGACCAGGAACAGGCCCGGCGTCAGCAGGATATCGCGTCCTTTGCGGATCAGCTGGTGGACGATGGCAAGCTACTGCCGCGTGACCGTGATGGATTGGTGGCGTTTATGGCGGGCCTGACCGACAGCGACACCGTCTCCTTTGC